CCCAGTCTTCAAGGTCTACGCTATCCCACTCGTTAGCTAATATATCAAAATCCCAGTCGCCAAAACTTAAGTTATCTTTTATAATAAACTCCTGCGCCTGCCTTTCGGTTAGGTCTTCTGCTTTTATTATAGGCACTTCTTTATAGCCTAGTTCTACAAGTGCTTTATAGCGCATGTTACCGCCTAGCACTATATAGCTTTCATTTACTATTATAGGTCGTAGCTTTAACATTTCAGGAAACTCTTGTATAGACTTCTTTAGCTTTTCGAATTTAGCCTTGTTTACTATTCTAGGGTTTTGCTTGTTAGGGTATATACCACTAATAGCTACTACTTGTATTTTCATATATTAAATTAGCTTCTGTTTCTTTATCTGCGTTTATTCTGTTTAATTCAAATTGCAAATGATCTATAGCCTTGCGTATATCTTCTTCTTTACTGTCTACACTTTTGCCGTTTACATATACCTTACGTCCTGCACGCATTAAGTAAGTTAGTGCCGTTCCTATATTGTAGCTATCTGCTTGGAAGTTTATGTGTTTTACCTATATAGTATTTAGGTGCTGCCATTTTCTATTATTTTTTTAATTCCTTTATATACTGCGTTTAAGCACGCGCTACAATTTGTAGTAGTTCTATAGTTTTCTTTATATATTTTGTTATATAAAGTAATTATACGCGCTTTGTCTTCGTGTGTTTTACAGTTGCCGCTAGGACAGTTAGCCCAAGCCTTTACTACTTCTTCGTAGGTTGCTTTGTCTAGCACCATATTACTACTATATTACTTATAGTTTTATCTTTTACCATTTACCTTTAGGACAGTTTTCGCTTTTCCATGAAGCCTTTGTAGCAATAGGACAGCCGCAAACGTTACAGCTATTGTCTTCGTGGTCGTAGAAATCGCATCGACTACAAGTATGCACGCGATCATTATATATAGTTTGCTCTGTCTTTTCGAAATCGTCCTTAGCGTGCTTATAGCTTGCTTTCAGGAGGTTGTAAGCCTTTACCATTAAGCTTGGTTTCTGCATTTCTTTTTAATTTTATTATACCGAAGGGTTCGTATTCTTCGTGTAATATTATATCTATGTCTGCAAACTCGAAGTTATCAAGTGTAGCGCTGTATTCTAGTTCGCCTTCTTCATTATAAAACTCTATACAAGGTATATCGTAATCTATAAGCCTAGCCAGTTCTTTATATATCATTCCTTACCTCTTTTAACCTATTACGCACGTAACGTTTTACGCCTTTTATCGTAGTATATATAGACATGCGGCTTATTTTTGTGTGTTGGCTTAGTGTGCTGTATGTATATTTTTTACCTTCATATTTACCTAACACATACAGCTTAAATAGTTCTCGTTCATACCAATATAATTCAGCTAGTATATTGTGTATTAAGTCGCTGTCTTCTATATCCGTATTAAAATATAAGTTAATAGCGTCCTGTTTTTTAGTTATACCTAGCTTACCGTTAGTATATTCTATACGCTCTACAGGCTTCCTATATTTATAATGGTATTTACTAGTCTTACTAAAGTAGTTATTTTTACACAGCCTTATAAAGTAATACTTTATTTGCTTGTCTTCTATAAGTTGCTGTAGTTTTTCGCTTGGCAGTTCTAATAGATATAAAAAAACTTCTTGAGTTAAGTCGTCAAGATCTGCGGCAGGTATAAAATTTGCCGCTACTTCTTTTAGTTGCTTTGCTAGCTTGTCTGTAAGCATAGCTCATTATACAAAAAAACAGCACATACGCAAGCGCTGTTAATAAATACTAATAAACAAAGTTGTTAACTAAAATAGCCTTATTTGTGATTTGTGGTTATTGATTCTTTGCATTGCCGCTTCGTAATATTCTTTGTCAAGTTCGCAAGCTGTAAGGTCAAAACCAAGATTGTGACATGCAATAGCTATTGAACCACTACCTAAATGCGTGTCAAGTATTTTGTCACCCTCTTTTGCGTAGTTCATTAAAAGCCATTCATACAGTTTGACAGGTTTTTGTGTTGGATGTATTCTTACATTGTCAGCACCTAAAAAACCTTTATATATTATTGGTGCAATTCTCAAAACTTTATTAAAACTACACCAAGCAAGTTCTCCGTCTGCAAAATCGCAATCTCCGTTTATACCTTTATCCCAAAAAATATAACATTTACTTGGTCTTAATTTATCAGTAAAATAATTACCTCCCCATATAATTTGGTTTTTAGAAACTCTTTCTAATTCTTCAAAATAATTAACATTAGGTGTTTTGTTATCCCACTTTTTACCCTTTTTATATTTCTTATTTTTACCACTTCCCATTGTCATTTCTGAAGCGTTTATTCCATAAGGAGGATCAACAATAGCTAAGTCAAAGTAATTGTTTTCATACCTTGCCATTAGCTGCATATTGTCTTCGTTTGTTATTTGCATATAGCTTTTAGTTTTTCTTTGTATAAGTCTATTAAGTATTCTAAATCTGCTTTGCTATACTTTACGCTTTTACGGCTAAGTGCTATTATTTCTTCTACTGCTTCTTCGCCTATTTCAGCTTTTAGCTTTTGCCCAAATAGATACTGTTCGCCTTGAGCAAACATATTACAGCGCGCGTCCTGTGGTCTAACGTTGTTTTGGTGCCAGCGCGTGCTAGTGTGTCTGCGGCTTTGAAAGTGTCCTGCTTGCATTTGTTTTACGGGTTTTACCTGTCCGCAAGTATAACACTCTACATAACCGTTAGCGTCTGCGTAATACCATCGTATATACTTACTAAATACCGCGTCTAGTTCTTTTTTAAGTCTTGCGTGCGTTTTAGCTTTTCTTGCCACTCTTTATGCTTTTTGTCTATTCTATGCTGAAAGTATAAGGTAAGCCCTGTATACATTATAGCTAGTATTAAAATAATTTTTAAAACTATCATTAGTGTTCATCTAAATAAGTTCGTATTTCTGCCCTTAAACCTAGTTCGTATTTAGGCACTAGCATACTTTCTAGCTTTTGCGCTTCTACTGTTTGATTATTTTTCTTTAATAAGTAAAGATCGTAGTAAGCCATAGCTTCGCTTAATGCTGCTTTTAAGTTGTCGCTGTCATAGTCTACTGTGCTGTCGTCTATGTGCTTTACAATAACTTTAAGTATCTTAACTGTTTCAGTTTTTAATGTTCCTTTTTTCATTTTCTAATGTTTCTTTTATTACTTCTTTTACGTATTCATCTATAGCCCTCATTACATCGCTCATAATTTTTTTACGTTCTCTATATTCTAGCAATGTTTTAAAAAGTGTCTGTGCTTTACTCATATCTATTTTTTTTAAACTTTTTATACTTGTAAATTAAATAGCTAGCTATAGGTGTTCCTGCTAGCAAAGTTAATAAGCTAGGGTGCGGCTCGCCGCATAATCCTGTAGCGTGTTTTAAAAATTCTATCATTTGATCTGCTTTGCTTTTTTTACTGTGTTGCCTATTCGCTTAACATTTGCTTCATGTTTTTGATAGTCAGTTATTAAGCCTTGCTGTCTTTTAAGCTGTGCCTGTTGCCTGTATTCCTTTAGCCATAGGTTAAAGTTTCTAACATTTACAAAACCGCCGTTATCGCTGTGTCTTACGCCTTGCTCAAAAGCAAAGGCTACTTCGTCCATAGTTAAACGGCTGTAGCTGTTTATTAGGTCGTCGTATAATAGTTGCGACATTATTACTACTTGCTGCGTGTCGGGCTTTTGCCCTAGCATTAAGTAGCACTTACTAACAAGGTCTACGCAGTCAGTTTTAAGCTGCTTTTGATCGTTGTTAAACCTATACCATATTTGCTTACTCTTATCCATTGTTGACTATATTTCTAGCTTCCTGCCAAGTGTCTAATATATTGTTTTTTTCTTTTTTATTATATTGCTTTTGTCGCTTTTGCCAAGTCTTTAAACGCCTTGCTATATCAAAAGTTTTTTGTAGTTCATAGCGTAGCTTTGTTTTACTTCTATTAGGCTCCGTCCAGTAGTCTATAAATTCTGCCTGCATTTCTGCGCTATAGTCATGTGTATATACTTCGTCGCTAAAACGCTTGTATACATTTTCTAGATCGCGCTTCTTACGCTTTTCGTTTAGTTGATAAGACTTATACTTTATAACAGTTACTAAACTGTTTTTAGTATTGCTATCTATTTGTATATAGCCTTGCTTCTTTAGCACTTGCATACGCTTATATACTGTGCTAGGCTTTAAGCATAATTCTTCAGCAGCGCTTACACGTCCAGTTACAAACTGCCCTATATCTATTTTTCTACCGTAAACTATATTAGGTGTAGTGTTTGCTTTTAAAATGCACCATACAAAAACCTTTAATAGTTCTGCGTCAGCAAACACGCCATTGTCTAGTATTTTGCGGTGTAGCTTTATATATCCTTGCATTTAAAATTTATTTTTGTTTCCCATTGTTTAGGATCGTCAAAGGTATAAATTTCTTTTTTACGCATTTCTTTACGCCATCTGTCCTGAACGAAACGCTGTTTATAGTCGTATTTATCGCCGCGTAGGTGTTCGTTTTCTTGTTGTAACTTACAGCGTATACGTTTTATGTTATTAGCTGCGGACAGTTTACCGTCTGCTATTAGTCCTAACAAGTCTATAGCTAACATTTTATCTAAAGACGCGTAGCCTAATCCTTCTAATTCTGCGCACCATACGTTAGCTGTTAAGCGGTTGTCGTTATCGCGTAGGCTTTTGCTACGCTGTAACAGGTCTAATACTATTTCTTTTGTCTTCATGTTTTAAAGATTTTAAAACGTCTTGTTTTCGTTCTAACAAAGTGTTTAAGTTTTTATCTATTTCTTCTATAATTTCTAAGCGCTGTAATTTAGACAACATACTAACGTCTTTAACTCGTTTTGTATATTCATCGTTAGCAAATCTAAATAACTGTATGTATTCAGGATACATTTTTGGTATTTCTAAATATGCTTCGTGTCTTTTGCGATAGTGGTAGTAGTTAGTTCTATGCTGTTTATAATACTTTGCTAAATTAGCAGGCGTTAGCCCGTTATCCATAAGTATATTACAAACTACCATACGTCCTAATACTTGATCCTGTTTCTTTTCTGTTACGTTTATGCTATCTATTTGTAGCTTTTCTTCTACTATGCTATTAAGCCTAGTTATTTCTCGTTCTAAATTCATATAATTATATAATTGCTTCTTTACAATGTTTACACCTGCCGTAGTCTTCTATAATATCTGCGCCACAGCAGCCGCTAAACCTTCCGTCGTATTCTCTTAAAAAGTCTTTTCTAGTAAAAGTTTCGTATAGTAAATACTCAAAGTTATAATAGTCGTAATATACTAAAGTATCTTTGTCTTCTAAATACAAGTCCATTTTATCCTGACCTAGTATTACGTCGTAAACATTAAACCCTAACGCTTCTACGTTAGCTATAATATCTTTTTCAGTATATGCAAAGTTGTCTACTGTATTGTTTTCCCTGTAGTCGCTATCGCAATAGCCTATATCGCTTCCTGCTCTCATAATTAAAAAGGCATTTCTTGAGGTGCAGGCGTAGGCTTCTTGTCTTCTAAAACCCAAGTGGTAAAAATATCTGCTATTTCTATTACTCTAGCTTCGTCGCCTCCGTTAGCTATTACAAAGTCAGTAGCACACTTTAAGCTACTTTGTCTTACTATAGACTTTTCGCGGTTGTCGCCCTGTTTGACTGTATTGTAGCCGCCTTGTTGAAAGTTATTTACTGGTTTTACTTTTGGGAATTTACCGTCTATAAATTCGTATTCAGTTTCTTGACCTACTACAAACTTGTTTTGATCTGCAGACTTGCTGCTATACTCGCCGCTATCGCCATTCTCAAAGGCTATTTCATGCTTATACATTATACCATACTTGCCCTCCCAAGTTCCGTTAGCTTGCGCGCCAGTTACCTTACTAGTTTTAATCATTTTTTTATATAGTTAAAATAATACCTAGCAAGTTGCAAAGGTGTGCTAGGATTACACCTATAGCCAAGCCGACTACGGCTACGACTGTGT